CGCGCACGATGGTGAGGCGCTCGCTGTCCGGGGCAAGCTGCGGCGTCATACGAAGCTCTCCGATGTCGCCTTGTCGGTGCCGGCATCGCCCTCGGGCGCGCCGGCAGGCCGCGCCTTGAGGGCCTCCACTTCGGCCTCGAGCCGCTCGATGGCCTTGGCGAGCCGCTCACGGTCCTCCTCCAGGGTCTTGATGCGGGCATCCTTGTCGGCCAAGGACTTTGCCAGTCGCTCGCGCTCGGCATCGGCCGCGGCCAGCGCCGCGCTCTCATCCAACACCTGGCGCACCATCGCCTTCACATCCTCCAGGGTCATACGGTCTCCTTTTTTCGGGTGCAGTAGTCTGGCCAGCAGGCCCCTCTTTTCCATCTGGGCTGTGCCAGCAAGCGAAATCCCTTCCACCTCGCCGGCCTCAATGGCGTCCCACAGCGCCGCGTCCTCGATCTGGATGCCCACCGCCCAGGCCCCTTCGCGCTCGGTGGGAAAGAGCGGGTCGCCTGAGCGGATGATCCAGCTCTCGGCCACAAAGGCCGGCACCGGCTCGAACTCATGCTCCCGGTCCACATACCGGGCGCGGCCCTCCTGCATCCACGTATCGGCCGCCTTGCGGATGGTCTCGGCGTCGGCCCAGTCGCCCTGGGCGTCCATCTCATCGGGCGCATAGACGATGCCGTAGAGGCGCTTGAGCCGCCCGTCGGCCTTGGTCAGGCGCACCGCGTGCGCACCCGCGGCGCACTTGAGGACCACCCCCCGGCCGTTGGCCGGGCGCTTGACGAGGGAAATGAAGTGTACAGCGAGATTTTCCAGTTTCATGCCGCCGGGATCATGCGCCTGGGCAGCCCCGTCCAGCCCAGACCTCCAGATCTGAACCCGTCCCGTGACCACGCGGCTGGAGGCGGCGTACGGACCGGCCATGGACATCGATCTCGTGAAAAGCCTCCCTGCCGTCGCCTCCGTCCTGGATCAGGATGCCGACTGCCGCCCCTGGCCCATCCTCCCGTCCCGCTTGGCCGCCCTGAGCCTGGCCGAGCCCACCCATGCCCGGGCCATCGAGCTCAAGGCCCACGGCGTGACCGGTGGGGGGCTGACCGGTACCGGCGCCGATAAGGCCCTCGCTGCCTTGGGCGGCCAGCAGGCCCTCACCGACATCGCCCTGGACCTGGAGACCTACGGCAACGCCTTTCTGGAGCGGGTGCGCGCCGGCCAAAAGCTCGTGGGGCTCCAGCGGCTGCCTGCCTGGAGCATGAGCCGCCGGGTGGGTGGAGGCTTTCGCCAGCGCCTCTGGGACGGGCAGAAAGAGATCCGGCGCGACTTTGCCGAGGATCAGGTGCTCATGATCCGCATGCCCACCAGCCAGCCCGGCTGGTACGGTGTGCCCACCTGGGCGGCCGCCGCGGGGCTCATCGACATGCTCGAGGCCATTGCCGCCTACAACGCGCGCTTCTTCCAGCACCACGCCGTGCCCGATCACATCATCACGGTCTCTGGCGGCACCCTCTCCGACGCCCAGAAAGAGGCCCTGCGCCGCTTTTTTCAAACCGACTTCAAAGGGCTCGAAAACAGCCGGAAAACCCTCTTCGTCGCCCTCTCCGAGGGCCAGACCCTCGAGATCAAACCCGTGGCCCAGGACAACGACGGCCGCTTCATCGAGCTCTACAAGGCCGCCCGCGAGACCCTGCCTGCTGCCCACGGCGTGCCGCCCAGGCTCTTGGGGCTAGCCACCCCCGGAGCACTGGGGGGCCTCAGTGAGGCGGCCACCCAGATGCACATGTTCGAGGTCTTCACCCTGCGCCCCCGCCGTCGGCTGCTCCTGGATGCCCTGCGGGCCGACCTGGCGGCGCTGGGGGCGGCTGCAGTGGAGCTCGCCCCGGTGGACCTCACCCCGCCGGGGCAGGACATCGCGGCCCTGCCCCAGATGGTGGCTGCCGGCATCATGACGCCGGAGGAAGCGCGCGCCTGGATCGACCTGCCGGTCAAGGCCGAAAAGTCCCTCGACGCCCCCTTGGCGGCCGCGCTCCTGGCAGCCCTCGGAGGGGGCCATGCGGGGTAAACCCATCGACCATACCACCGCCAAGGCCATCGCCGATGCCCTCAAGCGCGGCGTGCCCGTGGGCGTCATCGCCGACCAGTACGGCATCTCCCGCCGTACCGTCTCCGGCATCGCCACCCGCTACCTCGGCCCGGCCCTGCACCGGGGCCGCCGCCCCCGGCTGGACGACGAGACCAAGCTGGAGGCCCGCTCCCGCTACCTCCGAGGCGAGCCGCCCTGGCTCATCGCCAAGGCCCTGGGCCGCTGCGTGGACAGCATCCACCGCTGGGCCCGCGACTACGGCTGGAAGGAAGAGCTGGCCCGCATCCGCCAGACCCCGGACGCCCTCCTGGAAGAGATCGCCCGGGCCACAGCCCTGCTGGCCCACGCCAAAGGCAAGGACGCCGACCGCCTGGCCAAGCGCATCCGCATGCTCCAAAAGGCCCATGCCGGACTGCTGCGCACCTGTCCGCGGCCCAAAGACATCCCGCGCGTCCACCACGCCCAGCATGCCGAGCTCCTCGCGCGCGCCATCGCCGACGACTACGGGCTCCTGCCTTACCAGCGCGCCTTCCTCATGGACGATGCCCGCTACCGCTGCGTGCTCAAGGCCCGCCAGATCGGCTTCACCTACATCATCGGCCTCTCGGTGGTCCTGGGCCTGGCTGCCGGCCGCGACCAGGTGATCGTCTCCGCCTCCGAAGACCAGGCCAAGCTCGTCATGGCCCATGTGCGCGGTCATGCCGAAAAACTGGGGCTGGAAATCGCCGACGACACCGACCGCGCCATCAGGATCAACGGCTCCACCGCCACCGCCTTGTCCACCAACTGGCGCACCGCCCAAGGCTACACCGGCGATGTGTGGTTCGACGAATTCGCCTGGGCCCCGCGGCCCGATGCCCTCTGGGGGGCGATCGTCCCGGCCATCACCCGGGTGGGCGGCCGCATCACCGTCTGCTCCACCCCGTGGGTACCCGGCAACCTCTTCTGGAAGATCGCCACCAACTACCAGGGCAAATGGGCGCACTTCACCCGCACGCGCATCACCATCCACGACGCCATTGCCCAGGGCATGCCCGTGCCCGGCGGCCTGGAGGAGCTGCGCCTCAACTTCGACGCCGCCACCTGGATGATGTTTTATGAGTGCCAGTGGGCCGAAGAGGAGGGTGCCTTGCTCTCCTGGGCGCTCCTTGATGCGCTGGCCGGCGACCTGCCTGCGCCGACGGGCAAGCGCCGCGGTGAGGCCCCGCGCTTTGGCCGCGTGCGCATCGGCATCGACCTTGGGCGCGTGGCCGACCGCACGGTGATCGTGGTGGTGGGTGAGGCCATGGACCCCGTGGCCGATGCCTTCACCGGCCACTTTCGCGTGCTCCACTGGGAGAGCCTGCACGGCGCCGACTTTGCGACTCAAAGGGCCGCCATCGAAGCGGCCATGGCCCGCTGGCTGCCCGAGCGCGTCGACATCGACCGCACCGGCTTGGGCTGGCAGCTGGCCGAAGAGCTGGCCAAAGCCCACCCTGGAGTGGTCGTGCCGAGAAGCTTCAGCGCGCCCATGAAAGAGCGCCTCGCCCTGGGCCTGTTGCGCCTCGCGGAACAAAAGCGCCTCTCCATCCCGCGCGATGCCACCTTCATGGCTTCACTTCACGCCGTGCGCCGCCTGCCCGCCGGGCAATCCATCAAATACGACGCCCCGCGCGATGCCTCAGGCCACGGCGACGCCTTCTGGGCACTGGCCCTGGCCCTGGATGGTGTCACGCCGGTGAGCCGCAATACCGAAATCGAACTCTGGGGGTAAGCCATGTCCCACCTCTCCCGCGTCATCGTCGCCCAACTGGCCGAATACCTGCGCGATCTGGCCACCGACCAGGGCCGCATCCCGTTTGCCACCGGGCAGCTGCGCAAGTCCCTCACCAGCCAGGTCCTCTCCGACACCGAAGCGGTGGTCGGCACCAACCTCTTTTATGCCCGCTTTGTGCACGACGGCACCGGCCTCTACGGGCCCATGCGCCGCAAGATCGGCCCCAAGACCAAAAAGGCCCTCTACTGGAAAGGTGCCGCCCACCCGGTGAAATCCGTCAAGGGCATGCCCGCGCGCCCCTTTCTCGCCCAGGCCGCCGAAGAGATGGCCCGCCGGCCCTTACCGCCCCTGATCCGCAAGACCGTGGGCGATGCCGTCGCCCGCGAGATCGAGGCGCAACTGCGCAAAACCGGACTGGAGGTCAAACGGTCATGAACCGGCACCTGATCGCAAGCCTCGGCGCCTCGGCCATTGCCGTGGCCATGATCGCCGGATTTGAAGGCTACCGCAACCACGCCTACGAAGACGGAGCGGGCATACAGACCGTTGGCTTCGGCTCCACCCGCATCGACGGCCGCCCCGTGCAAAAGGGCGACACCCTAAGCCCAGAGCGCGCCGTGGTGCAGCTGGCCCAAGACGCCGACAAGATCGCCCGGGAACTCGCCCGCTGCTTAGGTCCCGTTCCCCTTGCCCGCCACGAGTGGGACGCCTACGTCTCCTGGGCCTACAACGTGGGGGCTAAGGCTGCCTGCCGCTCCACGCTCGTCAAAAAGCTCCGCCAGACCCCGCCCGACTACGAGGGCGCCTGCCGCGAGCTCCTCAAATGGACTCGTGCCGGTGGCCGCGAGCTGCCGGGGCTCAAAAAGCGCCGTGAGGCCGAATACCGTATGTGCATGGGAGGCAGCGATGGATGAAGCCGACCGCGCCCAAGCGGCCGTAGAGTTTTTGCTCCACCTGGCCTTGCGCCAGCGCAACACCGACTCCCCCAAGGCCACCGGCGTGTGCCTGTGGTGCGGCGAGGAGCTGCCCGACGGCCGGCGCTGGTGCTCCCCTGAGTGTCGTGATGCCTGGGAGGTGGACCCATGATCCTCACCATTGCCCGCTACCTCATCCCCGCCCTCATGGGCGCTGCGGCCGCGTGGACCATCCAGGGCTGGCGGCTGGACGCCGCCGCAAGCCGCCACGCCGCAGAGCTCGCCGAGCTGCGCGCCGCGGCCGAAGCCGAGCGCGCCGCAGCAGAAGCCGAAGCCCGCACGCGCCTGGAGGCGGCCCAGAAAAAGGCCGCTGCGGCCGTGCAGCGTCAAAGCCGCTTGGAAGTTCGTTTGAAGGAGGAACAAGCCCGTGCCAAAGCCGCACTCCATGCCATCCCTGACCGTCCTTGCCTTGGCAGCGAGCATCTCGGCCTGCTCGCACAATCCCCCGGCCTTACCATCAGCCCCGTGCCCCAAGCCCCCGGAGGCACTGCTCGCGCCGCTGCCGGACCTTCCCCCCATCCCGGTCCAGAGGCTGAAGACCTCACCAGCACCGAGCGCGCCATCAGCGGGTGGATGATGGACGCCGCCGCCCTCTATGAGACCTGCCGCAGCCGCATCCATGCCATCCGGCAGTGGGCGGAGCAGTCGGACTGACGCCTCACCACTGGCTGGACGGCCGCCACCACCAGTGCGAGTCCGGAATCTCCGGCACCCGGCCCGCGTCGTCGGTAATCCAGCCGGAGAGCTCGTCGCGGGTTTGACGCGCGTGCGCGTAACGGAACATGTGATCGAACGCTTTGGGGTGTGCGCGCCACTGCCGATCGGCGGCAAGCATCATCTCCAGCGCCTTAGCGGGCAACTTCTGGCCGTCGTCGAACAGCATCTGCAGCGCCGAGCGGGCGCGCAACACCTCCTCATCCACCACCGCAAAGCCGCCCTCGTCCCACCAGTCGATGGCCTCCTCATCGACCTCCGTTGCCCAAGAAAGCCGCTCCACCATGAAAGCCACCGCCTCGTCGAAATCCAGCACCGTTCTCATCGCCACCACCTCATGATCCCGCGCGCCTTGGGCTGCGGAATCGGCTGCACGTCATAGACGCGTTCGTTCTCGATCCCGCGCCGGATGTGCAGCGTCACGATGCGGGCACGATCCAGATTGACCACCGCCACCCGAACCCGGTCGCCCTTGTAAGGCGTAAAGAATAGCGCCAAAAGCTGCCCCTGGGCCATGGCCAGCGCCACCTCGCGCCCGCCGCGCCGGATCAGATCGAGCGCCGCCTGGTTGTAATCGGTGATCCCCGAATGGGCATGCTTCATGTGCCGCTTGAGATTCCCTGCATCCCATTTAGCCTGCATCGCCAGCTCGATGAGCTTCTCGACATCCTCGCGCCTGGCCGGCTCGCGCTGCAAGGTCGCCAGCCGTGCCCGCTCGAGCGGGTCTTGCACATCCTGCGGATCCTCCCCCAGCCAGGCCACGGTGATCGTCCGGCACCGATAGTGGTAGGGCGGCAGGCCCACATTCTCCGGCAAGGCCCCATGGATGGCCACCTGGGCGTCCCCCAGAGGCCAGACCTCCCGCGCCATATCCAGCCGACCCCGCGCCGCTGCCTCCAAATACCGATCCCGCTGCGCCACCACCGTCTCCAGCCGGATGAGCCGGCCATGCAAGGAGCGGCACAACGGGGTGGTGCGCTCATCCAGCCGGGCCTGCACCTGCACATAGCGCACCCCTGCCTGTTGGTAGCCGGAAATCCGCCCCATCTCGCGGGTTTTGGTCGCCATCGTATCGGCCGCCAGCTCCCAGTAGCGCATCCCGGCCTCATGCACCCCGACCATGGCCTCGCGCAAGGCCGCCGCCAGCTGCTCATAGGTCTGGCCCTGGGCAAAATACTCGGCCACGGCCTCGGAGAGCTGGGCCCGGGTGAACCGGTCCCAATGGCTGGACACCCAAAACAGGTCCCCCCGCCGCGCCAAGGCCAGCGCCTCCTGATCCACCAGATCAAAGCGGTAGTCCACCCCGGCGCTCCCGGCCCCCTCACGGCCGCCCACCCGCCAGATGGCCTCCCCCAGCACCGTCACCGGCCCATCCAAGAGCCGCGCCATCGCCTGTGGGCCCACCTCCGCCTCGAACGCGGCCAGAATCTCGGCTTCCGCCTCCCGAGAAAACCGCGCCGGCCCGATCTCCTCGAGCCGGCGCATGCACCTTCCCACCGCCTCCTGGTGCCCCACGCTCCAGGCACGCGTATATGCCGCCGTGAGCTTCTCCACCAGCGCCTCATACGCCCGCTGGTCTTTGAGGAGGATCTGGATCAACCGCTCCTGGATCTCCCCATACATCTCCGTCCCACTCTTCATGAGTCCTCCACCGCACACCGCAGTTGGCGCAGCGCCGCCAGCGCCGCACCATCCCCGGCACCACATAGTCCAGTCGCCGTGTGGCATACACCAACACCCTGGGTGACCCACATGCCGGGCAGCGCATCACAGCCTCCGCAGCATGGCCCGCACCCGAGCCACCATCTCCAGCGCCCGCTCCCGCGCCGCCTCGCACTCGCTCCATGCCCACAGAGATGCCTCCGTATGACACACCGGACACCGCATCCTCATAGAACCTCCTCCTGACGCTTGCGCTTCTGCCAATAGGTGAGCGCCGCCACGATCTTGCGCAGGGTGGGCTCCGGCACCCACTCCAGCCGATCTACCGGGATGCCCAGCATCTGCCGGGCAATCCCCAAGGCATACTGCGGGAAGGGATACCCCGCGGACAGACACTGGGCCGCGATCTTGCGCAGCAGCGGGCTGCGGCTGCGCGAAGCCGTCTGCCACACCCCGGTGCCCATGCGCTGGTAGTGCTGGATGAGGCGCTGCAGCTCCTCAGCACTCATCTGCGCACACGACGCCTTGCCCACCACCGCCTGCTGCACCCACCGGCGCTCCTCCTCATCCAGGCCCAGCTGCGCCGCGGCCATGTGCGCCATGGCCAACAGCCGCCGCCGATCTACTGGCCCCGCCATGTCACCGCCTCGCTCACCTGGACCCCCAGGCAGGCCGCCACCGCCGCCTGCAAGGGCTCGTCCCCGTCACAGCTCATGGCGATGAGCTTTTGGAGCGGCTTGTAGCGCACATCCACCTGCACCAGGTCCTGGAACCGGAACCCCAGCACCTCCCGCAGCCGCTCCGCATCCTGCACCGTCACCGTCTGCCGACTGGTGAGGCTCACCCGGCACACCCCAGGGATCACCAGCGAGCACCCCGGGCCATGGGCCGCCAGCAGGGCGGCGTTGACCTCCTCCAGGCGCGCCTTGGCCTCTTCCAGTTGGCGCTTGGCCTCCCATCCGTCCAAGATCTGGCGCACCTCCCGGGCCGTGAGCGCCACCTCCTGACCATCCACGATCTTCACCCCAGCAGGCACACCCACGTCCCGAGGGGCCGCTTTTGTCCGCGCCATACGCTCCTCCTATGCTCCTTGCAGATCCTGCCATGCCGCCGCCACGTGGCGGCCCTCCACCTGCGCCTCACCAGCCATCATGGCCGCCAGGCGCGCCACTTTGACTACATTGCGCAGGGCCCCAGCCTTGCGCGCCACCCGCTCCAGCATATCCAGGGCACCACCGGTGATGCCAAAGGCATCGGCCAGGGCCCGCACATCCCGCTCCATAGGCTCCACCAGCCGCACCCGCTTGCCGATGCGGCTATAGAGCCGGTCCAGGTACGGCGCCCGGTTGCCCCCGGTCAGCCGAGCAAACACCATCTCGTTGCCCATCAGCGCCATGCCCACGCCCGTGGCATCGTGCACGGTCCTGAGGGCGTCCAGGGCCTGGGCCGACAGATGCTGCGCCTCATCGACGATGATCAGGCCCCCAGAGCCTGCCACCCGCTGGATGATCAGCCGCAGGGTTTTGGCCGCACCCGTGGGCAGATCGCGCACCCCCAAGGCCATGGCCACTTCTTCCAAGGCCATGGCCACCCCGGAGCACGCCGGGTGCATGGTGGCCAGCCACACCGACGGGTAGCGGCGGGCATACTCCCGAGCCGCCGTGGTCTTGCCCAGACCCGCCCCGCCGTAGATGACCGCCATATCCCCGGCCATCTGGGCGTATCCCAAGGCCGCCATGATCCGCTCCGCCGTGGGTGTGGCCACAAAGGCCGGGGCCACCGGCATCTTGCCCACCACACCTTCCCGCTCGGCCACTGCCCGCACCCACGCGGCCAGCTTCTCCAGCTGCCGGCTGGGGTCCGCCGGGTAGGTGCCGGACAGGATCTGCGTCAGTGTCGCCGCACTCATGCCCGCCTCCCGAGCCACCTGGGCCTGGGTCATCCCCAGCCGACCCATGGCCGTGCGCACCGCACCAAGGACGTCGTCCATATCTCCTCCTTATCCCACGTTTTGTCGCCGGGCCTCGGCCCAGGCCGGCAACATGTCGAGCACCCGGCGCTCCAGCTCCAGGACCTCCGGTGGGGTCTGTGGGGCGCGCCGACGCCGAGACCCCATGACCTGTACCGCCGCCGGTACCGCCTCGGCCGCCTGGGGCGGCGGTGGCAGCATGGCCGCCACCTCCAGGGCCTGCAGCCGCCGCTGGGCCTTGAGCTGCGCTGCCGCGGCCCGCAAGGCCTGCCGGCGCAACCGCGCCACCTCTCGGGCAGCCGCCGCGTCATCAAACCCAGCCACCAGGCGCTGAGCCTCACCCACATACGACCCATCCATCCGGTAGATATGCACCGGCGCATCCAGCCGCTCCGGGTCAAAGCGCACAACCACCCGGTGCCCAGCCAGCGCCGGCAACATCTCCGACCAATAAAAATTTCCGAGGATATGCACATGCCCGTCCTGGCGCACCTTTACCCCTTCGGCCGCCAGCAGCCACAGCCGCCGCTGCTCCTCCGTGGGCCGCCGCACCACAGCCTGGGCATAACTCTCGGCAAAGGTGGCATCGAAACTCCGGCCCCGCGCCGTCTCGGTCCGCCGGCCCTCACGGCTGTTATGCTCCCGGATGCCCGCATCCACGAGCCGCAGGCACTCCTCCCAGGAGAGCGCCCGCTCGCCGTAGTTGGCCGGCTTGGCGGTCGGGCTGCTGCCCGTATAGCAGCCAGCGGCCGCCGGGTGCCTAGCAATGGACTCACAGAGATCCCGAAAGGCGCGCTCAATGGGCTTGGACTGGCCGTGATAGGGGGTGGTGAAGTGGACCTCCACGCCCATGAGGCGGAAGATCCCTTCCGGGTCCTCCTCCCGCACCCGGAACCGGAATCTCCGAGGCGCACCCCCCGTCATCCACTTGTTGGCGAACTCCCGGCCGTTATCCAGATACACATGCTTTGGTACCCCATACGCCTCCACCAGGTCGCCAAAAGAGAGGCGCACCAGATGCCCGCTGAGGGTCTCCCCCACCCGCCAGGCGAGGATCTTCCCGGAGTAGATGTCCTGCCAGGCCACCAGGACCGGCCGGCCCACCTCCCCGGAGGGCAGCACCACGCGCACATCCAGGGTGTGGCCATCCGCACACACCGCCTCCATGGCCTGCAGATGGCCGCGGGTCCTACTCACCCGGGGCAGTCGGCGCTCCAGGGCCTCGCGGCCCTCGCGCGCATAGACCACCATGGTCCAGGGGAGCTTCTGGACCATGCGCCGCACCGTGGCATAGGAGGGGATGGTCCAACCGCGCTCCCCGGCCATGCGCAGGACGCGCCGATATACCGCCAGCAAGCTGGGCTGCTCCGGCCGCAGCCAATCGGCCTTGAGGGCCTCCCAGGCCTCCGGGCTCATCTCGGCCACGGCCTCGCGGCCGGCATACCTGGGAGCAAGCACCGGGGCATACACATCCGGCGTCACGTACGCCGCACCCACGTGCC